TTCATCCCGTTCTCCATCGAGATCGGGATGGACTGGCCCGGCTTCGCCGAGCAGATGTCCATGCTGCTGGCCGAGGGCTACGACGAGCTGCTCGCCGACAAGCTGACCACCGGCACGTCCGGCAGCAACGAGCCGAACGGTCTGGTGTCCTCGCTGGACGCGCTGACCAACCCGGCGAACATCGAGCTGACCACTGCCGGCGTCATCGGCGCCGCCGACATCTACGGCCTGTGGAACCAGCTGCCCCAGCGGTTCCGCCGCCGCAACTCGACGGCGTGGCTGTCCTCGACGGACGTGCAGAACACCATCCGTCAGCTCGGTACGACCGACCCGAACTTCACCGTGGACATCACCCAGGAGGCGATCCCGCGGCTGTTCGGCAAGGAGTACCCGATGAACGACTTCATGCAGGACGACCCGGCCGGCACCGGCACCCAGCCGCTGCTCCTGGTCGGCGACTTCCAGGGCTACCTGGTCGCGCAGCGCGCGGGCATGACGGTCGAGTTCATCCCCCAGCTGTTCGACGTCACGAACAACCGCCCGACGGGGCAAAGGGGTTGGTTCGCGTGGGCGCGCGTCGGCGCCGGCGTCGTCAACCCCAACGCGTTCCGGCTGCTGGTCAACCGGTCCGCCTGACCCACCACCCCCAACTCCGGGCCCCCTCGCACCTCAGCCTGCGCGGGGGCCCGGGTCACTCCTGGGCTGAGAGGAGAAGATCATGAAGTACGCAGCTTGCTCCGGTGCCGTGCGCTGGTCCGGAGGACTCACGGTGCTGAGCCCCGGCCAGTCCATCGCCGACGACCACCCCCTCGCCATCGAGCGGCCGGACCTGTTCACCGACGCCGAGCCCGAGCCCGACATCAAGATGCCAGCCAAGCCCGGCCGCGGCGCCACCGCGCCGATCGAGAGCGCGACCCGCGCCCCCGGCGAGAAGCGCCGCGCCCCGCGTGCCCAGTCCCGTGGCAAGGGCAAGGACGGCGACGGCAGTGAGTGACACCACCATCCCCACGGCGGGCGTCGCGCACGCCCGCGCCGAGGAGGCCGGGGCCGCCACGGCGCGCCCGGCCTCCGGGGACGGCCTGGTGCAGATGGCCTACCTGCACCCGCACACCGTCTCCCACTCCTGGCACGAGTCCGTCATGCGGCTCGCCGCGTACGACGCCATGGGACGCATGCGGATCACCAGCACCGGCGGACCGCTCATGGTCACCTGCAGCTCCGGCGCCCTGGCCGAATCCCGCAACCTCGCCACCCGCCGCTGGCTCGACGACACCCCGCACGAGTGGCTGTGGTTCGTCGACACCGACATGGGCTTCGCCCCCGACACCGTCGACCGCCTGGTCGACGCCGCCGACCCCGCCGAACGCCCCGTCCTCGGCGCGCTCTGCTTCAGCGCCCGCGAAGTCGTGGGCGACGGCATGGGCGGCCGCCGCATCATGCCCGCCCCAACCCTCTACAGCCCGGCCAAGGACGTCGACGGACAGGTCGGCTTCACCACCCGCTGGCACTACCCGGAGAACACCGTCGTCCAGGTCGCCGGCACCGGCGCCGCGTGCCTGCTCATCCACCGCACCGCCGCCAAGAAGATCCGCGCCCAGTACGGCGACACCTGGTGGGACCCGGTCAAGTACCCCGACGGACGGTGGGTGTCGGAAGACCTGTCGTTCTGCTGGCGCCTGTCCACCCTCGGCATCCCCGTGTTCGTCCACACCGGGGTCAAGACCACCCACCACAAGTACATCTGGGTCGGGGCCGACGACTACACCCCGCCCGTCGAGGTCCCCGCCCCCGCCGAGGAGCCGACGACGGAGGCCGCCGATGCGTAGCCTCACCGTCATCGTCCCGAGCCGCGGCCGCCCCCACACCGTGGCCCAGCTCGCCCGCGTCTTCCGCGACACCTGCACAGCCGCAACGTGGCTGCTGTTCGCCGTCGACGAGGACGACCCCGAGCACCAGGCCTACCGCGATGCCGTCGACGAGGCACTGTGCGCGTACGGCGGCGTGCAGCTCGTGGCGCAGCCAAGCGGCACGATGGTCAGCGCCCTGAATCATGGCGCCCGCACTCTCCTCGAAGCGTCCGGTCCTGTACAGCCGGACGCGATCGGCTTCATGGGCGACGACCACCGGCCCCGCACCAAGGGCTGGGACCGCGCCTACCTCGACGCGCTCACGTCGCTGCCCGGCATCGTCTACGGCAACGACCGGATCCAGGGCGCCCACCTCCCCACCCAGTGCGCCATCAGCGCCGACGTCGTGCGTGCCCTCGGCCACATGGCGCCCGAGGCCCTGACGCACCTGTACGTCGACAACTACTGGCTCACCCTGGGGCGGGCAGCAGGCTGCATCAGCTACCTGCCCGACGTCGTCGTCGAGCACGTGCACCCGATCACCGGGGCGGTCGCCTGGGACGACGGGCACCGCCGCGTCAATGCCCCCGAGATGTACGCCCGCGACCGCACCGCGTACGAGCAGTACATCGCAGGGCACCTGGCCGAAGAGGTCACCAAGGTCACCATGCTGCAGACGGCGGCCACCTCATGACCCGCAAACGGCTACGGCCGGCCTACACCGCCGAGCAGCTGCAGGAGCTGTACCGCCAGCCGCATGACCACCGCCGCTGGCCCGACCACCACCTGCGCGTGAACGTCACCGTGCAGGTAGCCCAGTGGCTGGCGGGCGACGGCGTGGACTCGGCCGCCGACCTGTCGTGCGGGAACCGGGCGATCCTCGATCAGGTTCCGGCCGCGCAGAAGCACGCCGGCGACTTCGCACCCGGCTACGCGTTCCACGGCCCGATCGAGAAGACCATCGCCGAACTGGGATGGGGCATCGACCTGTTCATCTGCTCCGAGACAATCGAGCATCTCGACGACCCGGACGCCGTCCTCGCCCAGATTCGCGGCCGCGCCCGCCAACTGGTGCTGTCCACGCCGGTCGACGCGTGGGACGACACCAACCCCGAGCACTACTGGGCCTGGTCCCGCGAGGACGTCGAGGCCATGCTCACCGCCGCCGGATGGCGGCAGCACATCTACACCGAAGTCGACTTCAGACCCATGGGTCTGCCGTACTGCTTCGGCATCTGGGGGGTGCGATGAAGACCGCATTGGTCACCGGCTCGGCCGGTTTCGTAGGCCGGCACATGATGGCCGAGCTGCACGCCCGCGGCTGGGGAGTGCTGCCCTGCGACACCACCAACGCGGTAGCCCCGGGCAGCCCGGCGGCACAGTGGCACGATGCGCTGAACCTGTTCCGGACCCTGACCAAGCCGTTCGACCTGGTCGTCCACTGCGCCGCCCGGGCCCCGCACCGGGCGGCCATCGACGGCCAGCCCATGAACCTCGCGTACAACCTGCAGCTCGACGCCGCGATGTTCGAGTGGGCGGTACGCACCAGGCAGCGGCGAGTGCTGTACCTGTCCAGCTCGGCCGTCTACCCGGTGCTCCTGCAGGACGGCGACCCGCCGCGACCACTGCACGAGAGCGCGACCGACCTGGCGCACGGCATCTTGCCGGATGCCGCGTACGGGTGGACGAAACTGACCGGGGAAAAGATGGCGGCCGCGGCCGCCGCCGAGGGCCTGGCCGTGCACGTGGTCCGGCCGTTCTCCGGGTACGGCGAGGACCAGGGCGAGGACTGGCCGTTCGGCGCGTTCGTCGCCCGAGCCCGCCGCCGTGAGGACCCGTTCGTCATCTGGGGAAGCGGCAGCCAGACACGCGACTGGATCCACATCGACGACGTCGTCGCCGGCGCCCTGGCCGTCGTCGACGCCGACATCTGCGCGCCGGTGAACCTGTGCACCGGCCGCGGTGTCAGCATGCGCGACCTGGTCGAGCTGATCGTGCGGGAGACCGGCTACCGGCCGAGGATCGTCACCGACCCCGACAAGCCGGAGGGCGTGGCCTACCGGGTCGGCGACCCGGCCGAGCTCCACTACTTCTACCGGCCGAAGGTCTCCCTCGAAGAGGGCGTGGCCCGGGCCGTACGGCAGGGGGTGCGGGCGTGATCACCGTTGCTGCGGGCCAGAGCGCCGCCCTGGTGTGGCAGGCCGGCGCGGTCCTCACGGGGGCTCAGGTCACCATCAGCCCCACGGAGGGCGGCGCCGCCGTCTTCGGCCCCACGTCCGCAGGGCTGGGGGTATCGGGGACGACGTACAGCCTGGTGTGGCAGGTGCCGTCCAACACGCCACAGGCCGCATACACCGCGGTGCTGTCCGGTACCTCCGGCGGTAATCCGGTCACGCGGGAGCTGGACGTATTCGTCAGCTCGCTGCCCTTGTACGCAACCCTGGCCGAGCTCAAGGACGGACTGAAGATCACGGATGGCGACCGGGACACGAGCCTCGCCCGGAACCTGGCGTCCGCCTCCCGCAGCATCGACAAGACGTGCGGGCGCCGCTTCTACCTCGACGCCGCGCCGGTCGCACGGATCCTCAACCCCAAGGGCCGCACGGTCCTCGACGAGGACGGCTGGCACCTGCTCACTGCGGACATCGGCGACGTCGACGGCCTGGTCGTGCAGACCGGCAGGACGGGCGCCTGGTCCGACATCACCGCCCAGGTCGAAGCCGAGCCGACAGACGCGATCGACCAGCTGCAGCCGGTCACCTCGCTGCTGCGCATCAACGGCGCGTGGCCGTCCGGCGGCGGCCAGCGCGTCCAGGTCACCGCCCGCTGGGGCTGGCCCGCCGTACCGGACGAGGTGCACGAGGCCACCCTGCTGCTGGCCAACCGCCTGTTCAAACGCAAGGACAGCCCCGAGGGCATTCTCGGGTCCTCGGAGTGGGGCGTCATCCGCGTCTCCCGCCGGGACCCGGACGTGTACGGGCTGATCGAGAACCTGATCCTTCCCGGGATCGCGTGAGGGGGCGGCATGCAGATCGCAGGGATCCGCGCGGCACTGGCCGAGGCCGCGGCCGCCGTGGTGATGCCGACCGGAGTGCCGAAGCTGACGTGCACCGGCTACGTCCCCGACTCGGTGACCGAACCGCACTTCTTCACCGGCGAGGTCGACGTCGAGTTCGACAAGGCGATGGGACGCCGCCTGGACGAGTTGACCATCACCTGCCGTGTGCTCGTCGGACGCGGGGACGACCGGGCCTCTCAGGAGGTCCTCGACGGGCTGTTGTCCGGCAGTGGACCGGCCTCGCTGAAGGCCGCGATCGAGGCGGCCCGCGGCGCCCCGGGCGAGGCCGCCCTCGGCGGCCTGGCGCACGACCTGCACCTCATGCGCGTGCAGGGCTACCGCTGGTACGAGCACGCGGGCAGCACGTACGTCGGCGCCGAGTTGGTCATCAAGGTCATCGGAGACGGGAGCACGTGATGAAAATCCGCTTGCTGGTCGACATGCCCGAGGGCGGCGCCCGCAACGGCCAGCCGTGGCCGGCCAAGGGCGAGGCCTTCGAGCTGCCCACGGCCGAGGCCGCCCACCTGGTCGCGTCCGGCGTCGCCGAGGAAGCGACCGAGGACGAGACAGCCGAGCCAGAGCCAGAGTCCCGGCGCGGCCGCCGTAAGACTGCGCCCGCAGAGGAGGGGTGACGTGGCGAAGACCGTACTCACCAACGTGAGGCTGTTCGCCGTCGGCGCCGACCTCACGGGTCACAGCAACAAGGTCGAGATCAGTACCGAGGTCGAGGACAAGGACTCCACGAACTACGGCTCGAACGGCTGGAAGGAGGTCCTTGGCGGGCTCGCCTCCGCCGAGATCTCCGCCGAGGGGCAGTGGGAAGCCGGCGACGCCTCGAAGGTCGACGACGCGTCATGGTCACAGCTCGGCGGTACCGGGCCGTGGACGATCAGTGCCAACAACTCTGCGTCCGTCGGTGACCTGGCCTACCTGGTCAACGCGATGCGCGCCGACTACAAGCTCTTCGACGCCGTCGGTGAGGTTGCCCCCTGGACCGGCACGGGCAAGTCGAGTTGGGCGATGGCGCGCGGGCAGTTCGCCCACCCGCCCGGTACCGCCCGCACGTCGACGGGAACGGGCACTGGCCTCAACCTCGGCGCGGTCGCCAGCGGCCGCCGCCTGTACGCCGCGCTGCACGTGCTGTCGGTGTCCGGCACCACGCCGTCCATCACTGGCCGGGTGGAGTCGTCCGTGGACAACACGTTCGGCAGCCCGACGACCCGGCTCACCTTCGCCGCGGCGAACTCGGTGAGCGGGCAGATCCTGCGCACCGACGGCACCGCCATCACCGA